ACCGGCCTCCTGCCCCCCCTCTGGGGCCTCTGTGGTAGGTTCCCCGGTCGGAGGGACCCCGGGGGCAGAGGCCCCTATGACGTCCTCTTCAAAGTCTTCATGGATTTCGATGTCCAAGCCTGCGACTTTGGAGATACCCCCTACAAGATCAGCCAGACCGATGCCCCGGACAGTAGACAGCATTTGAAGGGCGCGAAGTTGAAGGTTCACGTCCTGAACAGATAGCGGGTTCGATACCAAGCGCCATTTACCTGATGGGTCGATTTCTCGCATGATTGTCATGTTTATGCGTTCGTCTTCCTCATCGCGCTCAGGGGCGAACACCTGCGCCTCTGCAACAACATAGGATGCGTGAGCAGTAGCGAAGTTGTAATTGTCGCTCATGCCGAGGAAGATGCCGGGCAGTCGAAATGCACGGCGGATGCGCATTTCGTTTCGTTCATCATAAACTTCAAAGGTGCTATCAGCTTCGTTCGCTCCAAACTTTTCAGTCGTGACTGACGCGGGGCGTTCGCTGTTAATATCCCCGGAGGACGGGATTTCCACGGCTACGCCACGCTGCTTATCTTTCGATCCGCCTGATAGATAGCCGTTGATGGCTTTCGCCACTTCTGCTGACACGAGGCCCCCGGTAATGAATAGCATAACGGGGGGTACGCCGCCCGCTTGAAAGAACGCTAGATTGTGCTCTTCCGCCATACGCGACCCAAGGACCGATGGGAGTTGCGTGATCCACCGAGGCATACCGTAGGGGCTGCGCACATCGTCAATATCTTTGTCATGCAGGATTTCGTGAGCGCGCTTGTTAGGCGCAAGGCGTTCGCCTTCCTTTGCCCATTCGCCAGTGACCCGGTTTAGGTCCCGTTCCGAGCCATACTCTTTGTAGTAGACCAGCTTGTTTCCAACCTTCTGGACGAACCGGCGTTCCGCCCGCGTCGTGGTCAGTTCCCGAAGTTCCCCGTTCCGCCGCACGGTAACAGTAACGGGCACCGCCCCGTCCAGTACAATCATACGCATCGACTTTGCCGGAGCGCGGCGCACGAAAGCCAGTTCCCCGGTTATCGTGCGCTCTACAACCATATAACTGTTTCCGGTCGTATGCAGGTCCCGGCGGAGTTCTTTGCGGACCCGGAGGAATGACTTGCGGGGCGCGGCCTCTTCAAAGAATTCCCGGATATGCCTGCGCTCTGTTTTTTCATCCTCAGTCAGTTCGGCTTCCGAGCCTTCGATTGGCATAATATCAGCGCCCGTGCAGGACACATTCGTCGTCATAGCGGCGATGCAGGGTTCCAGCGCGTTGTTCTCTGAAACCAGCCTTTCGAGACGTTCCGGTGCGATAGGTGGGGCCAGCAGAGAGGGACCCCCCGTGATACGCAGGTAGTCTTGAAAGAACTGGTCTTCTGCATCCAACAGGGTTGCCATGACTTCGCCGCCTTCGGCCAACTCTTTGCGCAGCTTCTTGGCTGAGTAGGCATCCCGCTTTTCCAGTTCGGCTATCAGGTCCTCTTGGGACTTCCCGGTAAGGGCAGAGATAATCAGCCCGCCATAGTCAGACCGTCCGCCCGAGGTCGTCTTGAAGATGCTCTGTTGCTGTCCGGTTATCACGCGGCCTTCTGGCCGTCCGGTATCGTTATTGTCCGCCATTAGGATGCCACCTTTTTCAAGTTGAACAAGTCATAGCCTATTTCAGCGTCCGTGTTAAACGTCAATTCTGGTGACCATCCAAACTTCTCTTCGAAAGGTAGGCCTTCCATCACATGGCCTGAGTATTGCAGGGCTTCGTCCACATCGTCTTCTGGAACATACCATAGCCCCTGATCGTGAACCTGAGCAAATGGAGTTAGCAGGGATGGGCGTTCTTTTTCAATGATACCCATAGACATCCACATCATGTCTCCAAGCGTTCCCTGAATAGGGGAGTTGATCGCCTGATTGTTTGCGCCTTTGCGGACACTCTTGATGGGGCTGTTTATCAGGGGAAGACGGCGAAGGCGACCGAGGGGGGAGCGGACCATACCCGTTACTTGGGCTTCTGCGATCTGTTTAGCGTGCCAGTCCAGCAAACCCGGATACAGGTTAAAGTAGGCATCCCTCATGTGTTCTGCCTCTTCGATAGTCAAATGAACGCCATAGACGGCGGCAGCATACATCATAAAGCCATAGGCGCTCATACCGTAGAGCAGCCCAAAGTTACCCGCCTTGCCGTTCTGACGTAGTATGGCATAGGCGTCATAGTCTACCTTTTTTAGGTACATCGCCTCTTCATAGGACATTCCGGTGACAGTAGCCGCAGTCAGGGTGTGGAGGTCTACCCCGGCCTTGTAGGCTTGGATCATCTTGCTTTCGCCCGCCCAGCAGGCCGCAACCTTGAGTTCCCCCTGCGAATAGTCCCGGGCAAGGATTACATGCCCCGGTGGAGCGACGATACATTCTCGGATGCGGCCCCCCCAATAGGAGTGTTTCGGGACCGTGTTATGAACCAACATGCCGTTTGCATAGAAGTCGTGAGTAGAGGGCACCGTGAAGTCGTATACCCAGCCAGCCTTGGCCGGTTCTATCCGGCTAACTTTCAACGCCGCATATTGGGTGCGGAGCCGGTCGTTCTTTTGTTTCGTCCTCCATAGTGGCCTAGGTATACCAGCCGCTTTAGCCATATGCCCCGCGCTCGTCCCCTGCCACCAAACCAGATACCGTCCACGACTAAATCTAATGCTGGGGGGTATCATACCCTCCAGTAAGGTTTCCCGTATCAGGACAGATACCAATTCCCATTTCTTGACTTCGACATAGATGCGGGGAAGTCTAATAGAGGTCCCCTTGTTGTCAGTGAACCTAGCCCCGGCAAGAAAGAAGCCCCGAAGGTAGTCATAGACGGCAGTAGTGCCTCTGAGTTCTGGGGGAAATACCCCGCCGCTGGCTTCTGGGAGGGCTACCATAAACCCCTTTGCTTCAAGCGATAGCGCGTCTTCAATTCTAAAGTGGAATACCGTTGTGGTTTCTGTGCGGTTTAGGTAAACCCACTTCCCCATAATCAGTTGTAGGGGAGCCTCAACGAAACCTGCATACTCATTGGGAACCTCTATGAAAATGACATCTTCCGAAGTCGTAATAGACGCGCAGGCCGCGATACATCCCAGCAGTTCCGCAACCCTTTTAGTAGCCCATGTCGGAGAAGTCGCGCGCGATACCCTGCTTGGGACGGATAGGTGATGGTCTACCGTGAGGTCTTTGGCTTTAACCCAGCCACAATTCGTCATAAACGGGTGTTCGGGAGTGCACGTAAGATCATTCCCGCAATGCGTTGTTACCTTGAGCAGCCCGGCCCGCCATGACCTGAATACATTACTGGTAGGACGAAACCCCTCAGACCCGGCTATGTCCATAACATGCGCCCGGAAGGGGTTCCGGCTATCGTCAGGAATGAGAGGGTTTACAATGCTATCGGCCCGAACAATCCCATTCCGTGTCATAATCTCTGCGTCACCGGTGACACATTGAAACGCGGGTGCAGTCGCACTACCTCGGCCAGTGTTGTGTGTAACTACCCCCCCGGTTACATGGCTGTGATCATCCTTAACTTCTGCTCCAAAGGTCTTGGCCTCACTAAGGTCCAAAGCGGTAATAGGGGACGTTGTAAACTGCACCCTAGGTGGGGGTCGAAGCAGCGGCCTTTTCTCCCCTGAGCGGATGCCTGAGACAAGCCGCCGCGAAACACCGTAGATTAATGCCAGATTAACACTCGTGTCTTTAGACGCACGAATGGTAGCTACCTCATCTTGTGTGAGTTTTTGGTTAGATTTTGTTCCAAGCCCCGTTCCATGGTTTCGCATGTCTTCCCGATTGTCTGCGGGTGTTCCCCACAAAAGGTTGTCTGGTCGGTTATCCCATGCCAGACCATTTCTGTGTCTTACTTCTGGTAAGCCCTTGGGGTTTGGAACAAACGCGGTGGCTACCAGCCTGTGAATAGATAAGTCTCTGTAATTCGGCCCCCTGACCCACGCTTTATCCCTGCATTGCGAAACTTTTAGGTGGCCCCATTTACCTTTGGGTTGGGGAGTCAGGATAGCCCCTGTGTGAGACTTTACGCGCCCCCAAGAAGAAACCTCTAAGGGCCAGTCTACAACGGGCTTCCAGATTTCCGCCCCAGTTAGAATGACAATTATATCCCCTAGTTTAAGGGACCCGGCTGGCACCCAGCCATCCAGAGTCATTACCTTATGGTTATGCGTGCACTCAAGCACATTGCCAGCTTGTGTAGTAAGGCGAACGATGGGTCGGTGGCCGTTATCTACCAAACCCATGATGGGCTTTACTGCTCCAGTGTGAGTTATTACGCGGTCCCCAATCTTGAGGTCAGAGTAAGGTATCACCCCCCGGTTCGTCGTAAATAGAGTATCCGCAGTTACGCAAACAGTGCCCGCCGCTGCCTGTTCGTTGCTCTTCCCGGACCCCTGCTTGTGTATGATATAGCTGGGGTGCCAGCGCCCGTCTGATCTGACGTGTTTCAAGAACCCTTCGTAGTAGGTTCCGTGCATCTTGGACACCGACTTGTAGTCAAGGTATCGTTCCAACACTGGCCCAGCGTCAGGGTGGTCCTTGAATTGCGCAAGGTGCTGTTCTGCGGTCGATGGCTTCCCCGTGATCGCAGTCGTCATGGTCGGTTTGAGGTTTAGGCCAGTAGGCGAGAAAAGG